GAGGGGATGTCAAAGTTCCATCAGGTAAAATTACAGATAATTTATCTACTGGATTTGACGTAAAACTAATACCAGATATACTATCAACCGTAATTGATGAGACAGATGATGCTGTAATACGACCTGCAAGTCTTGTACCACTTCTTACTGGATCTGATATAGAAATTACCATTCCAGGTTTCACAACCACACCTGCATCGCTAGTAGTGGTAAATGTACAGGTTTCTGTTAAAAAGTTTTCTGAGTAATAAATAAACCGTGCCAAACGTGATGCCTGACCACTTGATGTACAGGCAAAAGCATCTACTTGTTTTTTGTTAACGCCATATTTAGTAACAAATGGATCATTTTGTACGTCTGTTGCTGTTACTGGATGTTGGACATAATCAATTTGTTGACTTGTATTATTAAAATATCTAACCACTACACAATTTGTTCTTGTTTTAATATCTGAACCTTCATAACTAAAACCTTCCTGTGTAACATTACTTCTATTAAATAAGTAGACAGGATCGGATGGTCTATCTTGTGTAATTTTTATTTTTCCTTCACTAAAATAAACAGCACCTCTAAATACTGAAGCAACTTTATTTAGTAATTTAAAAGCATCTTCCTGTTTATTAATTACGCCATTAAAACTAAATCTTGGTTCAGTATTGCCTTTTGTAACTGTAACATTACCACTTGTTGATGCACTGTCAGTAGCAGCAACTCTTATACTTATTCCGTTATTTCTTGACTTTCTAACTCTTGTATTTGCTCTATCTGTAGCTGCACCAGATGTATAATCACAACTAACTAAATCACCTTCTTGTAATTTGGATTCAGTTCCAAAATTAATTACAACTCTAGTTCCTGTTTGTACATACGTTCCACTAATACTAGTAGGATTTGTTCTTCTATCGCTTACAAGAGTATTAGCATATTTTGATGCTTCTACAAATGAGAATAAATCAATATTTTGTGCATTACCACTAGAAAACCCACCAGCAACTTTTTCTAATGGTGTTAAAATTTGATCTCCAAATCCATATCTAGTGTTAGTTAAAATATCATAAAGCACAAAAACAGGACAGGCACAAAATCGTGCAGCTTGCATAGTACCATTAAAAACATAATTTGTTGGATATTCTATTCTTCCTGTTTTTCTGTCAACATCTGGCGTACCACTTCCATTAGCACCTGCACCAGGTATTTTTATTTGTATACCTTTTACTAAGTAAGAACGTTTAGGTACAGAACTAAAGTTTTCTGCGTCTATAAAAAGTCCAACAAGTGCTGTATTATTATATTTTCTTGTTTCTTTATCTGTCTCAATTACTTTTATGATAGACATAAATTTAACTGAATTTCCCTGTTGGATAATATTACTATTAGTATCCTGAGCATTAAATTTTAATACCTTTATCTGAATAGTTCTTGTTGCTGTATTAGTCGCATCAGGAATATTTATAGTATGAAATTGTTGAAATAAATCATTTGTTCTTCCTGTAACTAAAATGCTCATACCTGGAGGTGTTGCAAAAGCACCACCATTAATATCAGAAACAGATCTTGATATAACGTATCTAAGGTTTGAACCTGTCACATCTCCACTATTAAATGCAGCAAATAAAGCTGGAATACCAACAATGACAACCACTTGTGATACTCTTGCTGTATCTGTATCAGTAAAACTTAAAACTCTATTTTCACCAGCATCACTTAAATCATCATTTGGAAAGGCACTAACTACAGTTCTTGCTTGTGAAAAACCTTTAATTATCTCTTGATCTCCTTTGCCATTTTTAGTTTCTAAAAATAATTTTTCTGTGTTGAAATTATAATCATCAGCCGTAGGAGATAAACTCGCTGTAGGTTGTAACAGTGGTGTCTTATTGAAAAATATATCCTTTTGTCCTGCTATTCCATAGTCTGCACTACCAAAAAGATGTTCTTCTTCAAAAGGAGTGGCAAAACCAGCAATTTCCCCTTCTGATATAGCATCAAGTATTTTTGCAGTTGCTTTACTATTAAGATTATCTTCTGCATTTACTGGATTACTACCTTTTGAACCCGCTCCAGAAATTAATTCTTTGTCAGACATTTCCATCAATCTTCAACTTTTTCGATTTCTAAATCTGCACTCACTACTATTGAACCACAAATTGCTGTTCCGTAAACCAAAGGAACTGGTATTCCAGGCATACTAACGTTTAAAGGAGAAGTAAACGCAGAAGATTTAGGATCTTGATCTGCTTCAGGTATTTCAGGTGTTGGTGTTAAAAGATCTGAAACACCTTGTAAAACTAAAGCACCTCCAATATATACAAAACCCTTTGCAATTCCAGCAGCAGAACCGAAACCAACAGAAGTGGCTCCAAAATTAGCAAAACTAAGTGGAGAAAACAAAAAAGCACCTCCTATCAAAGCAGCACCAGCTAATATTTTTCCAAATTTACCGCTACCTTCTACAACTGGTATAAAACTTATGCTTGCATTGCCAATAGGATATAACAATTCTTCTTCTCCTATATACTCTTTATCAAGTAAAACATGATAATTATTTTGTACAATCTGAGATTCTAATTTAGGCCAATTACAAGTAAGAAAATTAACAGCATCTCTTACGCTATCAACATAAGCTTCTACTTCTTTTAAACCTGTATGTTCTCTTAAATGCCCATATAATTTTATTTTACGCAACATATCTTATCCTCCTACCAGTACATTTCTGTAACCATTCACTATATGGCTCACGACCTGACAGCCTTCCTTGTATATGATGTAAAACTTCTCCATCAATAAATACAGCAATATGGTTAAGACCGTTACCATAAATACTAAGCAATAAACAGTCATTTGTCTTTAGCTGTTCGTCATATTTTAACTCACGAAAACCAGTTGCTTCAAAACAATCTTCAAACATTGGTTTATCTAAAAAATCATCTTCATTAGCTGGCCTTACCCAATCTCTTAATGTAATACCTTGTTCTTTAAAATAATCTCTTACAAGACTCCAGCAATCATACACTCCAAACACATAAGGTCTACCAATCAGGCTATTTTTATAACCAACTGGTTCATAACTTTGCCATTCATTACTTTTTGGATTGACAATATAGTATTTCAAACCTTGTTTTTCAGAAGAATATTTATCAGCATCAGATGGTGTTGCATCACAATTAACATGGCTATGAAATACTGCAACAATATCTCCCTTATCTTCTGTTTCAGCCCATGACCTTGGGTCGATAGTAAACTGATTTAGTTTATCAACTGCAATATTTTTTGCTGGTGCGTATTTTTCTCTTCCTTTGAACATATAAACAAGACCACAAGCTTCATTTGGTGCTTCTTGTTTTGCGTGTTCTAATGCTTTATCCTGCCATATCATTGAAAGAACTCACCAATTCCAGGAAATTCATCAGGTAAAATCTGACGTTTTGGCCCTCGTACACCTGCCATATCAAACATAGAAGCACATTCAAACTGCACTATTTCCTGATTTTCTAATACTTTTCTAGCAATCATATAAATTTCATCAGGAAACTTCTGAGTAGAATCTGCTGTTGCGTTTGTTGAATTAAAATTATCAGAATCAAGAAATTTTCTAAGAGTCCTGATACGAACTAAAGTACTACCAATAAGATCATTTCCTACTGTGATTTTATTTACCTCAAGCATCATTGCAGATATAGTTCCACTTGGTAATGCAGAACCACCGTTGGCAACAGTAAATGTATTAGAAAGACTTGGACTTAAATTACTTATAGTCAAACGTGGTCTTGGTAATGTACCTTTTGATGTCATATCAAAACCTTCTGTCTGTACAGGAAAAGGCTCATATACTTTATTGTTAAAATGTATAGAAGCTTCATGTAAGGTGCTTGTTGTTTTTAAATTTGTTCCTGCATGAAATCTTTTTATTGGTCTTTTTGCAGTCCAAGTAACACCGTTATCAGTTATCGTGCCACCTTCAGAAGCAGAAGCAAATCCACCAGGTAAAGAACTGCCACTTGTGCCACCAGATGTACATTCAAACACCATGCCCTGCGGTGGAAAGCTATTATCTAAAACTAAACTTGTTGAACTCACAGTATCACCAGCCGTATAAGCTTTATTTGCCTCCCAATCTGCATAATGTAATCTTTGGTCTAAATGTACTTCAAACAACTCAATAATCTCTGATGGATTAGGTTTTTGTAGTTCTGTAACTGTATTTGTTGGTGTGGTCATCCTACATCAAACACCTCTCTAAAAGTTGCAGATA